AGGATCTTGGCCTTAAGGACTCTAGTGAGCGCTATGAGAGCCTGGTCAAGTTCAAGACTGACCCGAACATGCTCGTGGATGAGGTACGCAGCGAGGTACAAGACGAGGAAGCCTACATTGACTTTGCAGTCATCATGAATGGATTTGATGCTAAACCACGTGATGACGTAACACCAGAGCATATCCTAGCCCACAACAAGCAACTCCAGACAGACAAGTTCCTCATGGCTAGCCCGAAGCTCCAGCAGAAGCTCCTGGCTCACATTGACCAGGAAGTGCTTAGCCTCAGCCAGCGTGAGAAGCTCCAGGAGGCTAGCGACCAAGGGCTGCTCGTAGACCCAACTATCCCTACAAGCCCAGAGATTCCAGAGCCCCAGCCACCAATGCCCGTAGGCCCCTCTCAGATGCCACCAGAAGCGATGCAGGGCCAGCAACCACCAGTAGATAGTCAACCCATCCCTGAACAGCCAGCACAGCCTGTAGGCGACCTAGGCGGCGTGCAGGATCAAGGCACAAGCGGTATACTATCGGGCCTCGGACTATAGACATAACCACCTCCATTTAGATATAATCTAGGTATATATCAAACATAATGGAGGTGTTTACATTGACATCATCTAACACAGACCTATCAGAGATGGACTTTGACGCACTGGTTGAGAAGGCAGAAGCCCAAGACCAGGATGACAAGGAAACGACTGATGAGGTAAAGGAACAACAAGATAACCCTGCCACAGAGGAGGACAACAACGGTGAGGGTGAAGACACCACCGAAACGCAAGACGACAAGTCGGAAGAGACTCCAGAGGATAAATCAGACGAAAAAGAATCTGGAGAATCAAAGGAAGAGCCGAAAACACAAGGACTCTCTGACGAAGAGTTTCTAAAGGAGCTTGAGCGTCGCGGCCTTAAGGTGGCAGAAGACAAAAAGGAAGAGCCCAAGAAGGACGACAAGCCTCAGCCATGGGAGGAGCGCCCAGAAGAGATTGACGAGAAGCTTTGGAACAAGTCATCACCAGATGAGAAGTTTATTTACAACAGCCTCGATTACATCACTGTGAAGGGCAAGGACGGCGAGGAGCTGTCTATCAAGCTGCCTACTCAGCTGCCAGATGACTTTGAGTTTGCCAACAAGAAGGTAGAGGCTCAGTTCTACAGCGCTATGAGCGCCCAAAGCTCAAAGGCAGAGAAGCTTATGAACAAGATCACCTCTGACCGTGAGCAGACAACCAATGTAGAGAAGGAAAAGGCAGAGCTTGATGCTATTATTGCTGATGTGGATCGCCTCCAGGATGATGGTGTCGTGCCGAAGATCAAGGCCAAGCCAGGCACAGAGGAATTTAACAGTGATCCTAGTGTGCAGCTGGTGAATAAGATCCTCGACTTTCGCGATGAGTATAACCGCAAGCACAAGGGTGAGAATATTAGCTCGTACACAGCTGGCCTCATCTACAAGGCAAAGAACCCGAAAGAGTTTGAGACAGAGGACGACAAGCGACGCGAGAAGCAGGACGAGTCCCGCACCAAGACGGCACGACGTGTTGCAACAAAGACAACATCCTCGCAGCGGCCAGAGTATAATAGGAAGGTTTTTAGCAACAACGCAAGTCTAACTGACATTGCAGATTACTACGCAGATCAACTATAAGGTGAAAGGAGAAAATAGATGAATCTGGATCAAATCAATCAAGGGCTGACCGAGGATCAAATCCTTGGCAACGCTGTAACAACTCAGGCTGTGGACGGTGATACGTTCCGTGACATTGTGTACAAGATGTTCAAGCCAAACGATATGGTAGTTATTAAGAACAACGCTCCGTATCCATCAGGTTTTGCATACATGCACATTGATGACGAGGAGCACATCCAACCTAATGAGTACACCAACACCACTATCCGTGGTGCACAGCGTGCCTTCCTTATCCACGCAGGCGAGGAGAAGGTAGTGCAGGGTTGGCTCGCGTACATGGCTCTCGAGCACATGTGGAAGGAGTACGCTCAGTACAGCAGCTCTGATGGCGCTCGTATGCTCGCAGATGTACAAGCTCGCAGCAAGTGGCTCAACGAGGCGTACCGTGGCCCAGCTCAGTACACGACTGGTGCTAAGGACACCGCTCCAAAGGAGGAAGAGAAGCCAGCGCGACGTGGCCGCCAAGCTAAAGCGGAGAGCAAAGAGGAGGATCTAGGCTTTAGCGAGTAAATAGCAGGCCTATCTGTAGCCCGCCGAGGTATAATCTCTAAAGAAGGAGAACAACCGGGCGGGTTTCCGCTTTGTAGGAGAAAAACAGTATGGATAATCAACCGCTAAACAAATGGCAAGTCAAGGAGATAATCGATGACGCCATCACCAAGCATGAATTGCGCAAAGAAAAGGACTTTGTGCCTATTTATGCGTTGGAAATATACAAAAAAGACATAGAATCACGGCTAAAAAACCTTGAGGACGACTCAGCAGAGGCTAAAGACCGTAACAAGTGGCTATTTCGCCTAGTTGTTGGCGCAGTTATCACCTCATTTGTGCCAATTGTCATCGCATTGCTGTCTAACAGTAGGGGAGGACTGCTACGATGAGAAAGAATTGTGTTATTCGATGGTTTAAAAGGGAAACATTACTAAAAATCCTATCAATCATGATGATTTTAAGCCTTATATTCAGTGGCTACACCATTTACAAGGTATTTACGCTGAAACCAGGCCAAGCTGTGACTATATCAGGTGGCGCGAAGGTGGAGAAGCCTGTCACGAACATCACTAACGCACAAATAGACAAGGATGGCAACCTGGTGCTCACATATTCAGACGGAGAAGCCCGCAATGTAGGCTCTATCGTTGGCTCTAACGGTAAAGATGGTGCAGACGGCAAGACTCCAACCAACTCAGAGATAGCGTTAGCCATCAAGACATACTGTCTCACCAACAAATGTTCAGATAACCCCACAAGCGCCCAGGTAATGAGCGCTGTTGCTGCTTATTGCTCAGGTGGCATATGTAACGGTACGAACGGCAAGAACGCATCAGATGAGCAGATAGCAACCGCTGTGGCTAAATACTGTGCGGCAGGATTATGTAGGGGAGACAAAGGCGCTACGGGTGCCACAGGGGCTACAGGCGCGGCGGGAGCTAACGGTATCGATGGTGTTGATGGTAAAGACGGTAAGGACGGCAAAGACGGAGCGTCTCCACAGCTATCGTGCGTCAACATCAAGGACAACTCAGGTAACCAAACATCATGGGTAGCATGGAAGTACGAGGGTGAGGCAAACGCCGCGTACCGTAGGCTATACAAGATCGCTGGTGACAGTAACTGTATTAATATTTAAGGAGGTATAAATGGCGTACAACTACATTACGCAGTATGACTCGCCAAACTACACTGCTGGCCGGCAAGGCAACAACATCAGCAGTATCACAATCCACTGGTGGGGTGATCCTAACCAGAACCCTACGTTTGAGGGTGTTACAGCATGGCTGTGTAACCCAGCAGCGCAGGTGAGCGCTCACTATGTTGTTACGGGCACAGACCGACGTGTAGCCTGTATTGTAGACCCTGCCAACATCGCATGGCACGCAGGTAACTGGGTAGGTAACCAGACGAGTATTGGTATTGAGTGTGATCCACGGTGTCGTGATGAGGATTATGACGTTATTGCTGAACTAGTGGCAGAACTGCGTAAGACTTACGGCGACCTACCGCTCCGTCCACACAACTCGTGGACAAGCACCAGCTGCCCTGGCAACTATGACCTTGGCCGTATTGACCGTATGGCTCGTGAGAAGGCTGGCCAGGTAGTCCAGCGTGATCGGACTGATGAGATTAACTATTTGAATGGCTTGTACCAGCAGATTCTTGACCGTAACATAGACGAAAACGCTATTGGCCACTACCTGTCTCAAATCGACAAGGGCTGGAACTGGGATCAGATCCGTGAGGACTTGGCTAACAGTGCAGAAGGTAAAGCTGTAGCAGAGCGACGCAACGCACGCAACAATGAGCTACGAGCAGCCTACGACAGTGAGACTAATGAAATTCAGCGGCTCTACAAGGAAATTCTCGAGCGTGATGCAGACGAAGGTGGCATTGAGCATTACCGGAATCAGATCCGTAGCGGCTGGAGCTGGGGCATGGTAGCAGATGACCTACGCCGTAGTGATGAGTACAAGGAATTGCAGCGCATCAAGAACGCGCCAACGCCAGAGATTCAACACGTAGACCCAGAGCCACCAACAGAGCCAGAAAAACCACAGGAGAGGGCCGCAGAGACGCCTCAGGAAGTGCCAAAGGCCGAAGACACTACAACTATCCTTGGAGATATTCGACGTATCTTGCAGGCGATTCTAGACGCTATTACAGGTTTGTTTAAAAAATAAAGGAGAAGTAAAATGGAAGCACTAAACGTTCTTATCGTACCAGCAATCGTAAAGCTGTTCGACATGTTCAACAAGAAGGAATGGGGCGGCATCGCTAAGGTGTTCCTCGCTATCGCAGCAGGCATCGGCTACTACTTTGTGACCGGGCACTTTGTCTTTACTGACAAAACTGTCTACGACGGTATCGCCTTCGGCCTCCAGGCTGCTGGTCTTGTGACTGTGGCCGCTAAAGCTGGCGCAACCAAATAGCTCACAATCAGCTGTTGTATTATTGACCCCTAGGTGTCCTGGGGGTTATAATATTAGCGTATGCAAGATAGCTTAATGATCGAGTGGAGAAATGGCGAGGTCACCATCGCGCCGCCCGAGGATTTTCAGAAAGTAATCAAGCCACGGTATATACCGCGAGGGGCGAGCCGTGGGCTGTACATAGACCGTATATCTGTGACTAAGAGCGGGCAGACAACAGTGGTGACGTTCGAGAAGGACGGGGACGCCTACATTACCGCGCCGAATGGAAAAGTGTACTTTACCGAGTATAAGATCGTGAGCGCCCAGCCTGTTCTACTCTCAAAAGAGTTTGTTGGGTTCTCTGGTGTAAATACTGTCGGGGAATTTGATGAATTACTGTTGCCTATTTGATCTAGTAGGAGTATACTGTGAAATGCAGCGTGATCCGGAGTCCGGATGCCGAGAGAGCGACTGTACAAGTATAATTAATTAATTTACTGTGGTTATACATAGCACCCTTGGTCAAAAGCCAAGGGTGTTGTGTTATTATAGAGGCGCACGACCAGCCTACCAAGCTATCTTGGTGAGGGCTGGTTTTTAATATTGGCGTGTATAATGAGAGGTAGAATTAAACGGAGAAATTGCTATGACAAAATGGATCAACAATGACGCTTGGGGTGCCCTGCTAAATAAGATAAAGACGGCGGATCAGATTTGGCTGTTATCTAGTTACGCGGACAACTATACAGCAGCTAACAGCGCCAAGTTGGGCGGTAAAGCCTATTCACTCGGTACGGTTTCGTTCCCAGCCAGCACGCCAAAGACAGTGAACCTGCCGAACGTGGCTGATGTGCCGATAGATAAGAGTGGACAAGTAAGCCACATTGCTCTTGTTCGCACGGGCGGAAGCGAGCTTTTGATGGTTGTAGAGACACAACAGCAGACTGTAGCACAAAATGGTAAGGCTGATGTTTCTGGGCTGTCTTTGACGGCGGAGGTATTATAGTATGGCGCGAGAAGCAGAAACAGAGAGACTGCGAAAGCTTGTGGATATAGCAGAAGATATGGGGTTCCGTGTATGGTTTGATTTTAAACAGTGCCACATACACGAGATGTATGGCAAAGAGGTTGCATGGTTTGATTTAGACGATCAAAACAGATTCTGGGTCGATGGCGCTTTTCTGGTTGCGTCTAGAGGGAAATATTTCCGCGATATATGCGATATTTTTGGCACGTTCGTGCATAAGCCCGGTAGACAGTCACGAGGGACGCTCTACGCTATACGAGGAACTATAGACACATGGAGCGGCGTAAAAGAATTGCCTGATGCGTCCGGTATAGAGAGGGTCGACCAAGACAGTTTACACGCTCTATACACTATCAAGGGAGCCAGGAGAATCGTAAGGCGGTACGATATTGGTAGGGCCAACATTATTGCAGTAGAAGACAAAGACTATGAAGGCCTCGGCGCGTACAACCACGATGAGTCAAAAAATGAGGAGAAGCCTAGCAAACCAGTAGAGAGCACCCCCCAGCCGCCTATTCCTGAACTTAAAAATCCAGACGGAAACGGTAATAACAACTATAACTATTTCTAGGAGGCCACATGGCAAACAACATGACAATTGGCCTGTTGGCCACAGCAATAACAGACGAGAACGGTACCATCGATATAGATGCTACATACAACCCATATTTTTCTAGCGCTCCATTTTACATAACGGTTTCTCCTGTTGATGAACCGCCGACAGCTCTCAATTCAGAGATTATGGCTGTTATGGCTCGGAACGGCAAGACACTCACAGGGAGCCGTGGGCAGCGTGGCATTGTAGCAAAGTCACATAAGAAAGGCGCTATGGTATACCGCGGTGTCTATTATGAGAACTTACTCCATGTCGGCGATATTGTGATGACACTTAATCCGAACCCAATGCCGGGCAGGTTATTGCTTAATGGGCAGGGTGGATATAGCAAGTGGAATTACCCATTGTTGTATGAGCATATTAGAAACAACTCGCGATATGGAACAATCTCAGGAGATACATTTACGCTAGTAGATTTGCGCAGCAGATTCCCACTGATCGCTGGCGGAGTGGACTCTGTTGGTGTGGCGGGAGGTAGTAACACTATACGGCTAGCTCCGCAAAACTACCAAACCAATACATGGATGAGCGACACTATATCTGTTTCGGGCCCAGTGCATGGAGCAGTCAACTCTGGCGGATCCTGGGGTTTTCATGTCCATGCTACGACACAAACTGCGAGTGATTCATCGAAGAATGTCCCGCTAGAGTGGAGACCGTCATATATTGCTATGAACTTTGAGATTGTAGCGGGGTAGGGCATGTTAGTATCTGCGAGCTGGCGTGATTTACCTAGTTTGATAGTAAAAGACTATTGGCCAGGCACAGATAGTTTGTCGCCTGGGCCGGACGGACTAGTGGCAAACTCGAGTGGGTTTGCGGTGCATTATGCCTCTTTAGAGCCGGTTAAGGGGCAGAGCAATGTAGAGCTTCTCGCAAAGGTTAAGATCGATACTCTTGAGCACAAGCAAGGTCTTTTGGTTATTCGGGGAAACATATACTATAACAAATCAGAAAAGAAAAACAAAGACTCCGGGTATGTGCTTGCTTATCAGCAAGGAGTCGATGGGATAACATACTTAAAAGTAGACTACGCAGATAATACGTTTAATCAGGCTATTGGCGTTAACAAGCCATTAGAATGGAATTGGGTGCGCTTTAGCGTGAAAGGGTCAACAATAAAGGCTAAAGTGTGGCAGGACGGACAGGTTGAGCCTGGGTGGCAGATAGTCATTAATAGTACATACTGGCCAGAGGATAGTAATGGATCGGTAGGTATAGCTCATTTCAGTAGAGGAAATGTTACCTATAATTACATCTCCGCATCGACAGATGATAGACCAGCGCCTAGACCTGGTGAGTATGCAGACACATATGTAAACTCTAAGCCAGAGCCAGAAATTGGATATTGGGGCGCACCAGGACTTAGGGCGCTTGGCGCTATATGGGCCCGCAAGAAGGTTGCGGGCAAATATGAGATTGAGCCAGTGGGCACAACAGCTCGCATCAAGCCAAGCACCCCTGAAGTTAAGGTCAAGTATGGAATCGTAGCCAACCAGACAAGGGCTCGTATCACAACAGCTCAGCCGCGTGTTATCTATAAGGAGCCCGGCAAGGTCTATATTTTACCATCAACAGAGGTAGCGAGAGTTAAAATAAGCCAGCCGACGCTAAATTATAAAGCTCCGCCCAATGTAAATGTTGTTGGCAATACAACAAAAGCCAGAATAACAACCAACCTGCCGTCAATTACTTTCAGTTCGAAGCACGCCATCATAGCCGACGAGACTGTTGCTCGTATCGAGCTGCCGCAACCAACTATTGTATTCAAGGATGTTGAGCGATATACGTTTTATGTGGATCCTGTGACGGCTCGTATACGCACTACGGTGCCCTCTATACGCTTTAAGCGCGTCCAGATCAACCCTGACGTATGGAAAACACCACAAACCGAAATAGAACACGAGTGGCGCAAGCTACCGTATACCAGCGAGGCTACAGGCGCTTGGAGACAACACGAGTATGTCCGTAGCAACGATCAAGTTTGGCGCAATAACCGCAAAGAGGACGCGTCACAGTGGAGAAAACCAGTATCTACCACAAGAGATGAGCAAGAGTGGCGGCGTGTAGTGTATGATTAGAGTAAAGGAGAATAAGACATGCTGACATTTTCGCAACTAAAACAAGATGTGATTAGCCTCATCAACGTAGATGAGGATAACATCACAGAGGTACGCAAAGCCGTATCAGATATAAACACAGGAATAAAGCTATTCCAAAACGCTGTGAGACGTTACTGGGTGCGCCAGGAGCGTGAGACTAACCTAATTCAAGGTAAGTCACTGTATCGCTTCCCAAGGGACATGGTACGGGTTGTAGACGTGCGTATAAAGGATGGGGATAGCTACTATCCTATCACTCCAGTGCACAATATCGAGGAATGGCACAAGATTACGAGCGGGCAACCCACTGGAAGGCCGGAATGTTTCATTATCAAGAACGGCACAGAGATGGAATTGTTTCCAACACCATCAGAGGATGTGCCAAGCGGCATGATTGTGACGTTTGAGCCTCGTATGCAGGACTTGGGGCTGGCAGATAGAGAGGCTAGCGTATCTCTAACGGAGAACAGTCCACGAGTCACGGCTTCACAAGATAGTTTTGTACGCAGTATGGAGAATAACGGGTGGCTACAGGTAACAGACGGCAGTGATGGCAACTGGTACAAGGTAGCTAAGGTTGTAAGCGCCCGCGAGATACGCCTTGAGACGCCATATCAGGGCCTCACAGCTACGACACGGGTCAAAATAGGACAATGCCCGCAGTTCACCGAGGAAAACCACCAAGCGCCTGTATATTACCGCACAACAATACTTTTTGATGCGTAAAGACCTAGACAGCGCCAACATGTACAAGCAATTGTTCGACAATATGGTGCAAGAGTACAAGACAGTCTACGGTATTACTACAGGCTCTGGTTTTATCCAGGGTGGTAGCAGTATGATGGGGCGAGAGCGGATCACTGATCCAGTAAGGAGTATCTGGTAATGGCAGCAGGCAACACAGGCGATACAATCATCAGCCAAACATCGTTTTATGGCGGATTTGGTACTGACGGTAAGATTGGCATCAAGAATAGCTACGGTGACTCAGAGTGTTTGGACGGCCGCAAGAACCCGAGCCGGCTCTCTGTGCTTCCTGGGGCTCGCAATCTAGGCGATAGTGATGTACAGAGCCTCATTGTGAACATGACACAGACTCCAGACGGCGTACGGTGGGGTATCGGCAACGATGGTACTCTCTATAAGATCGACGTAGACAATAACGTGACAAGGGCCTCTACGTGTCCTGGGTGGACGCAAGGTACATTTGGTGACCTTACCTACTGGAGGCTCAAGGATGCTATCTACATCACTGGGAATGACCGTATTTATATGTACACTAACGCTACCTCGCCTAAACAATCACAGATAGACGTGATCACGCCCAAGGCCAGCTCGTATCCTACGGTAGCGCAGATCCTCGTGAAAGATCGTGACGGCAAATGGATTGGTGGTGGCACGAACCGATGGAGCAGTATCAACGGCCGGCCTCAGAGTGATGGGCTACCTACCTCTATTATTGAGAATGAGGAGAACACGTGCATATTCCTACCTGATCAGTCACCAATGACCCGTATATCCGTGCGCTTCCACGCTAAAGGCAGTGGCCAGGTATACCTTGTGGTGCATGACGCGCAGAATAAGGAGATTGCTCACGCCACGAAAAACGCTAGTGAGGTGCAGACGGGGCAGATTACGTACTTCGACTTTCCAGAGACCAAGGTTGGTGACTACGCCAACTTCGGCACAGAGTACCACATCCACATGTACGCTAGTGACGGCAACTGGCGTGTAGAGACGTATGAGCAGGACAAGATGTATGGCCTACACTTCCAGTACTTCGCCTCACTACTCACTAGCACGACACGCAAGAGCCACCCGATCATCAACTGGGGCGGTAGCAAGCTGTTTATTGGTAACGACCAGTACTTAGTTGACTGGCTTCCTTCTGGCCTAACAGAGGTAGATGAGACTGAATTTAACCGTCACCGTGTGATTGTCGAAACAGGTATGGAGGTAACCACCCTCACCAGCAATGACGAATACGTTGTGCTTGGCTGTGAGAAAGTGAGCACAGTACCCGGTCGCTCGTTCCAAGAGGGGATGCTCGGCTTCTGGGATGGGTTTGCAGATGGGCTGAACTTTAAGATAGATACGCCAATGGGCGAGCCAAAGAGCCTATTTACCTACCAGAACATCACGTACACGATTATTGACGGTGCTATGTACGCTTACACAGGCGCTAAGCAGCTCACCAAGGTGCGTACACTCAACGACAGCCATAGCGAGTACACAGAACGACGCGATACCACAGATATTTACCCTCACTGTATGACAGTACGACGCGGTATCATGCTTTTTGCTTTCCCAAGTAAGACGAGCCTCTATACGATGAGGCACGGTATCTACTCATGGGGAGCGGTAGACAAAAACTATCCGGAGTCCTTCTACTACTCGTATAACATGCCAGAGACGCTAGGTAACTACAACTCAGACGACGTAAAGTACGAGCTAGGTGGTTGCTGGAACTTTGGAGATACGTTGTACTTTAGCTACCAGACCAATACGAGAGAGGGGCTCAGGTCGAACCTAGCTGTCGTAGACAACGACAGCAAACCAGCTAAAGAGTTTAGCTACCAATCACTCATGTACGATGGTGGCGTGCCGTGGGCCGACAAGCAAGCTCTCCGTATGGGCGTAACGTTCCGTGCGTTACCTAAGGGTGCTACGATTATTCCTAAATACAAGATTGACGCCAAGCCATGGGTATACGGCAAGAAAACAGCCACAGAAGGCGACGTAAGCGTCCGTATGGAGATAAACAAGCGATTCAAGGAAATTACCTTTGGCTTTGATGGAACGACCACAGACGCCACGCCAGAGCCTCCTACGATCGTTTCTGTGCAACTTAACGCCCGAACACTCGGGGAGGAGATGAAACTGTAATGGCAGACTCAGTATACAACCCTAATACCGCTAGCCTTGAAACGTCATTTTCTCAGATTAAAGAGACGAAACTTACCACCAAGTTTGAGGAGATAGACAACACTGTGGTAGGGAATATAGCTCAGCAACAGCAGATTACACCACGCCAAGTACGCACAGGCGAGACACGGGGAGACACACAGCTCCGTGGGCTTATCAAGGTTGAGGATCGATCGGGACGTATTGTGGCTATGTTCGGGTACTCTAAGGGAGCTTTCTAGTGGTAAAGATAGATAGGCGAGACTATGGCTTGAAGATAGCCATGCCTGGGTATGATGTACAGACAGCTCCAGATAATAAGCTACTCTTTAACTCGTCATTCCCCATACTGCAGGCTAAAGTACTAGCTATATTAGGGATTAATGCTTTGCACACATTGCCGGGCGCGCTACATACAGCTAACTTTGGTGGTGAGTTTCTAGAAGCGAAGAACACTGGCTTCTCTACTATCTACAAGTTCAGGTGGAGGCATGGGTTAGGTTATGTGCCATTCATGATGCCTATTGATCCGTCATATTTTGGATCTGGGTCTCCATGGTATGTTGACGAGCAATACATCTATTACATCAACTCAGTGCCGCCGTTCTATAACACGACAACGGGCGAAAGAAACCCTATTAACCTTATTTTCTGTAGCCCTACCCCTGTTACTGACGATATAGAGTATCCGTATATCGCTACGCCGCTGTCGTTCTCCAAAGAGCACATAGCCTATCTACACGATTACGGGATAAAAACATCACGGTATGGCTTTATAGAGAAGAACAAAGAGTTGGCCTTTGGCGATGCTTGTATAGATTTGCGCTTGCAACCCCAGATGATACTCGGAGTGAAGACTAACAAAGAGTTTGGCAATAAGGCTGGTGATATAACATACTGGGCACCCAACACACTTGATATGACTGACGTGACTCCGTATGGCTTTGTGCAGAGTAAGATAGATATTGGCAACGGCAACACTGTAATGGCGTGGAGTATGGTAGCCAATAGTGATCAAAAGAAGTGGATAACAATGGATGTTGGCACCAGGTCGTATAAGCTCACGTACAGTGCAGACGATCCATCGGCGGCACGAGCCTTAGTGGCTGTGCGCTCACCAATGGTGTCGCCCTCAAGTGATACAATATACATATGACAAGAAACGATCATGGATATAGTAACTACGATTACGGGGTGAAAGTACTAGACCCTGTTACAAAGTATGAGATATTCAATGCAAAGTACCCAATATTCGGTTCAGATATTACCAATAAAGTGCCCCAGATCGTTACTAGGCGTGTTGTTATTACAAACTCTAGCCATATATTCAACGAACCAAACCACCCGAACCTTAACTTCAACTATTCAGGAGAGTGGACAAACGTACCTATCATGCAGTTCCAGGACGTAGACATACTCAAAGTACCGCACGGGCAAGGGAAGATCCCTATATTTATGTCTATGGCTCGCTCTCACTTGGTAAATCGTATGTATGCCCGCTGGTTCCAGGCTGATGGCAACTTTACTGTTGAATATAACATGCTCGTAACACCAGCAGCACCTGGATCTGGTTACTATTCAGAGGATGTGCCATTTATGCCGACACAAGGGCGCGCACTTATTGATCCTATATCAGGAAAGGCTTTTGATTTTGTTGTGCCACTTGGCAATGGCAACACCCGAAATATCACGAACAATTTTGTGCGGTGGAAAAACCTGCGCATTTTCGCCGACAATGAGAATATTTACGCTAGAATGTCTCTCGGCTCATGGGTTTCGCATCGTTCATCACGGTGGGGGCCTGGCGCTAGCGCGGTGCATCAGTTTATAAAGTTATGGACAGACCTAAGCGGCTCGTGGTTCGATTTTACATTCTACATTTTCCCTTATGATCCTAAAGATGACATATTTGTGAGGTAAACATGGATTTACAACAACGATTAGCAGACGCAACACGATATAGAGACCAAACACGTGAATCGTGGCACCGTGCACAGCGTGAAGCAGACGCAGCTAAGGCATCATACGACGCGGCAACTGCTACTATGCCAAACTTTGGCGATGAGTTTGAGAAACGTCGCAAAGAATATCTAGAATCTGATGAAATACGCAACCTCAAGGCTGATGTAGACGCTTCCAAGGCCAATGTAGACCGCACAAAGATGATGATAGACAAGCTGCCGGAGTCTATTAGGCAGCAATTCGGTGGTACTGCTATTACACAGGCTCAGCGAGACTTAGCCAAGCAGCAGCAGCTCCGTGGCCTCAGCCAGCAGATGGCTGGATACCAGGCCACATACATGACGACCAATAATACATACCAGAAACGTGTTGAGGACGCTTTCAACCGCTCTATAGACGTAGCAAACAAGCATTACGACTCTATCTGGGACGGTATTAGGCGACGCTACAATGACTGGCAGACAGCCTTACAGAACGTCAAGGCATGGGACAAGATGGATACTATTGCCAACCGTACTCTTCTCTCTGTTCAGTCTGCTATTGATACGTATAGATTCCAGCAGCGCCAGATGGCAGAAGAGAAGGCCTATATTGCTCGTATGAACGCGATTGATAACAGCTACATGTGGCGAGGCATCACGACTCAGCAGCGCCTTATTAACGAGCAGGCCGCCATTAACGAGCGCTATATGCGTGATGAGGCTAATAAAAAGCTTATTGTCCAGAATTACCGGGCTGGCAATGGTTCATTTGGTGAATTGCAGCGTAAGTACTCGTAACACCAGGCTTATCTACGCCTAGCAGTGTTAAATTAGAGTAAAGGAGAATTAAATATGGACTTTGGAGCAAGAATAGCAGACGCGCAAGGTACAAAAAACGCCAGCAAAGCGGCTTTTAATAATTACCAAGCCCAATCCGACCAGGCAAAGTCGAATTACGACACACACCTGCAAAACAGACGGACGTATGGCGATATTTACGACCAAGCGCGCAACAAGTACATGAACACTGACGAGATAAATAAAGCTCGCGGTGTTTACACCACTGCTCGTGACGCAGTAAACCAAATCAACACCACCATCAATAAGCTACCAGAGAGTATCCGGCAGCAGTATGGCGGTACAGGCCTTACAGAGGCTCAGAGGCAGCGTGCATTACAGGGCCAGCTTGGCAATATGCAGAACACGCAAAACTACCTCAACACTAACTACCAAAATGCATCGACTGACTACAACGAGCTTGTAAACCGTGCGATGAATGAGGTGAACAATGTGGCAGCCGGCAACTACAAGACACAGGAGGACACCACGAATATCCTTCAAGGTATCTGGAACACCTTGCTTGGCCAGCGCAACAGTGCCTACAGTCAATACCAGCAGGATGAAAACGCTCTTGCTAATATCTACGGTGCACGAGATAACTGGGAACTTAACCAGCAAAAGATGGCCCTTGAGCGATGGAAGGAGCAACAGGCTAACGCACGACAGGCAGCAGCTAACGCGGCTAACTTTGGCCTTCAGAAGTACATGCTTGACCGACAAGACGCCTCTAACGCATCAGCTCGTGCCTGGCAGGAGAAACTTGCAGCTGCTCAAAACGCAGCCCGCGCTGAAGCTAGCCGTCTTGGCCGTGTACAGGCTGATCATAACCGTATTAACAACCATAACTACTTTGGCGACATTGGGCGCAACCTCTCGCAAGGTTTCCAGAACGTAGCTAAGTGGGGGCCACTCGCACTATTTGGCGGCGGCTCACTGTGGGGGAGATAGAGTATGTTTGATTGGTTATTCGGTAAAACAAAGGATCAAGCACTTGCTAAATACCAGGATGCCGCTGATCAGCAACAAATCAACCAGAAGGTTAATGACTTTTACAAGGAGCAACTCAATGGCATCTACAATGACCCGGCCAACGCAGGGCTGCTTGCAGATATGCGTAAGACTACTCCAGGGTTTGATGACGCCTGGAAAAGCCAAATGTCATCCCTAGACAGTAAGAGTGAACAACTGAAAGGAGCCGCTAGCGATGCTAACGCTGAACTTGAAAAGCAAAAGAAGAAGCAAAAGAACAATGTATTTGGTGACGGTCTTCTTGGTTCCTTTCTTAACCCTATTGCTCAAACAGTCGGTGCAGTAAGCGACCTGGCCACTGGTAACTACAAGGATCGCGACGTGGGTAGTGACCTGGCGGCCGCAGGCGAGACACTGCTCACCGCTCTACCTGGCATTGGTGCCGCCGCTAAGGCTGCTAAGCTCGGCAAGGTAGCTGAGGGCCTAGGCGCGGTTAATAAGGCTCTGTACACAATTCCTGGATCGGCTGCTACCGGTGCTGCTATGGGAGGCCTAGACAAGATCCGTACAGGCGAGACAGATGACGCGCTGAACGGTGCGCTGCTCGGTGGTGTCATGGGAGGCGCTATACCGGGTGCTATGAAGGTAGGTGGTAACTTTCTCAAGAACCGTGGCGAAAAGGCGTTTATCCGTAACTCTATTGGTTCTGGTGTCGACCCAAATGTTGCGCTAGAGACAATGCCATCACGGGCGCTATACCAGGAAGGGCTACGTAGTCTTATTCCTAAGAGTGCGGTAGGTAAGCTAGCCCTTGGTGGTGGCGCACTGTACGGCGGTTCTCAGCTCATGGGCGCTCTCAATCCACAACAGGGCGTTCCTGATGAGGATGAGCAAGCTAACATACTAAATGAGCTATATAAACGACGACAAGGGGGTATGTACTAATGTTCGGTGGAGTATTAAATAAACTGTTCTCGAAAGGGGCATCTAAGTACGGTGACGACATTGTCGCCCGGCTTGCCACTAACTATGGGGATGATATTGCTCGTTCAGCTGGCAGTGGTGTGCTCAATAACCTTATGCGGAATGAGGCAGACGATATTGCGGCTAAGGCTGTAGCCAGTGCAGCGCCAGAGGTGGTGGAGACTGTATTACCCAAGGTGGCTAATGTGGCTGATGATGTGGTTGAGTCTGCTGTGCCTAAGGTGGCCAATGTAGCAGACGATATTGTTGAGGCTACAACACCAAGCCTTGCCAACGTAGTTGATGATGAGAGCGATGATATTGTCCAACGGCTCATCAACCGACCAGAGCAAGATCCACGTGCGCGGCAGCTGGCAGAGGGTGTTGACCCTAAGAAAATCGTGAACGAAGCTATCAAAGACAATGACACGATGTACAACGCTACAAACGCCAAGCTTGCCGACAACAATACTGTAGGCGCTAAACTGAATAACATTGGTCAATCAATTGAGGATGTGGGCACTAACCTACGCAACAACGAGATTATCGGTGCCGTGAAGGATAAAAAGGTACTTGAGCGCGCTCCAGACGCTATCAAGTTTGCAGAGAAGTATGGTATCCAGCCTAACCAGTACGAGGATTACGCCGGTATCGCAACAGGCAAGGATGGGCTTTTCTCTACATTCCAGAACAATGCGCTGAAAGACTCTCAGATCAGTGTATTAATGCCGAAAGAGGCTAGCACGAAAGCGCTCAAAGCTATTGATGAGTCTATCGCGCTTGAACCAGCTCAGAAGAAGACGCTCAAAAAGATCATAGAGTCGGCAGATCAGCAACCACAGGGTAAGATCCTGGATCGTCTAGCAGAACGTGGCGAAAACCGTGCGGCAGCTATTGGCGAGGCTGACATTTACGATATGCACAAAGCTATCCAGGAGCTTGAAGGTAAAGCCTATGACATGACTGGCAAGGGGGCCAACGCAGCCCGTAAGATCATCCGTGATTACACCGGCGAACTTAAAAAGACTATCAACGAGGCATCTGCTGACGTGTACAAGGACGCGGACAAGATTGCAGACTTTCTGAAAGCGGCAGAAGGCGCAAACCTCCCACCAAAGATGCTGCAGGATGTGGCTAAGAAGCTACGTGACGGCGTGACCTACTCGGACGTGCGAAGTATGCAATCTCCGTTTGTCATTATGGGACAACTGGCTAAAGAAAAGAAAATGGCTCCGCTCGCTGGTGGGGTAATGGGTAATGGTAACTTTGGTAACCCAATCCAGCAAGTTGCTCAAGAAGTTATTGGGAAGCCACTGGCATCTACCACTGGCAAAATACTCCAGCGTGGCGGCCGTGCGCTCCAGTTGGCCTCGGATAACCCAGAAGCTCTCGTGGGCGGTGTCGTAGGGAAAGCTAAGAACACAGCTAAAAATGCAGCTCTAGCTGGTGCGGGCCTTCTCGCTTTAGGTCAACTGAACGGGCAAAACGCCGACGCAACATCTCAACTATCCGGAAATTCCGGACAACTCGGCGGGGCGCAGAGCGCTCAAGCTCAACAGAAAGAATTGCAGCAAGCTCAACAGCTACAGGCTATGCAACAGTTGATGCAGCCATCCAAGTTCGCAGGTAAAGATCGTGACCAGATTGAGCAGGCCTACATGGCAGCGGCGGCAGACAATAATCCGAAGGCTGTGCAATTCTACGCTTCAATGCTCGAGCAGCTCGACAAGAAGGACGCGATGAACCAGAAACAACTCGCCGCGCTCCAGAAGGCAAGTAGCAGTAAAACGTCGAAGGATGACCAAAAGAAGGCTGACGCAGCCAAGAAGGCAGCTAGCATCGAGACTATGTATAAGCAAGCCGGAGGCGCACAAGGCCCTATTGGCGTACTGAACAACCTTCTGAACAGTGCAACGCTCGGTATGTTCAACCCAGGCGCATCAGCTTATGAGGCTAACCAGCAGGCATTGGCAGTAGCCTTAGCCCGTGCAGCAGGCGACAGCGGGGCTCTATCTAACCAGGATATTCAGGGATACAAGTCTATGTTGCCGCTCACTACAGATAGCCCACAGGCCGCAAAGCTGAAATTGCAGAACATTTACGCGCAATTGGGCCAATAATGGCCACGGTTATCACTGAATAGTGTCGTAAAATCAGATTAGTAATAACTATAAGGAGACGGAAGCAATGAAGTTTTCAGAAACAGTGCAAAACATCACAAAGGACGAGTTTCTACCTCGCGTTGTTGACTTTGTTAACAACTCGAACGTTTTGACCGCTCGCGTGATGAGCAACACCAAGAAGTGGACTGGGCCAAAGGTTCAAAGTCCTACACAAACTAAGAACAGCACGACTGGTAAGTCGATTACTGACATGGAGCAGTTTGCTGTTTCTAACACCGACAACGTTAAGAACCTGAAGTGGGAACCAGCCACCGTCGTTCAGAGCGTCGTTGTGAGCCAGCTTGAGAAGGCTGTCAACCAAGCATCGAACGACAACCAGGTTGTCCGCTTGGTCGCTCAAAAGCTCGAGGAGGCTCAAAACAGCCTCGCAAACCTCATCGGTACTCAGCTTTACGGTACCGGTGCCGGTAACGACCTTGATGGTCTTGGCTTGATCGTTGACAACGGTACGGCATCTACCACTTACGCTGGTATTACCCGTGCTAGCCTGCCTTCGGTCAACGCTGACGTTACGGCTGCTGCTAACGGCCTCTTGACTCTCGGCCTCATGTCTAAGGAGTTTGACGCTGTGTCGGCTGCCGGTAGCGCAAAGCACAGCCCAACGATGATCCTCAGCGACAAGGCAACTTGGAGCCTCTACGAGGAACTGATGGGCGACAAGCTTAGCGTCCAGTACAACGCTATGACTGCTCGCGGTTACAACCGTGTTAGCGGCGGTACTCCAATGGGTACTTCTGTGCCTGCTAGCGAGTTGCACGGCTCGGCTGGGGTCGTATCGCTCGACTTTCGTGGCAAGCCATGTGTGGCAGATGACAAGGCTCCTGTGGGCAAGATGTTCTTCCTCAACGAGAACTACCTGGAGTTTCGTGACCTGACCATTCCTGGCCTTGAGCGCGTGAAGCAGAAGCAGGAAGCTATCGATAGCGCTATTAGCGAGGATCAGCCTACCTGGATGCAGTTCCGCGGTTTCATGAACCCAACGAACCAGCTCGCAGAGATTGGCGCAATGGTTGTCTCGGGTAACTTTATCTGTACACAGCCTCGTCGCCAGGGTGTTATCACAGGTGTCACCAAGATCCGATAGTCTAGTTTCTAGGTTATCCAAGAGCCCCACTCTGGTGGGGTTTTCTTGTTGTAAATAAAACTCATAAAAGTGTTGACTCTATTCTTTAGATGGTGTACTATATAGACATAGCAAACATAAGCAAGAGAGGAGAAATACTTGCATGGCTAAAGAAAGTAAAACCAATAAGAAGAGTCAAGACGTAATCTTTGGGGCAAACGAAGAGATTCGCCGCGCTGTAGACAAGCTCTATGTAAAAAAGACGAGCGCTATCATGACAGCAGCGATCTTTGCAGTGATGCTCTCGCTGATCGCAGCAGGTGTAGCTTTCGCAGCTGGCCTCAATACAGGCCGCGCACAGGTCGAGAAGTACAATACCATCAAGGTTGTGACGAGCGAAACCGCGGGAAAAGAAAAAGCCCAGTAGCGAAGCCGGTTGTTAAAGTAGAGCAGCCTCCAGTAGTTACAGTGGCACAGCCAGCTAAGACAGGATGTGACGCTGTGCGTGAGGAGGCCTCGAAATACAGCGGGTGGGACGTAAACACTATGGTTGCTATCGCTACCGCCGAGAGTCATTGTAGGACAGGCGCAAAAGGTGACCAAACACTAACATTTACACAAAATAATAGGGTATACGGGTACAGTCTAGGAGCCTTCCAGGTAAGGATACTCCCAGGACGAGAACATTGCGACACGTTCGATGTAGGGACTAACGTAAAATGCGCGTACGATGTGTGGAGGTCACAAGGGTACAGAGCATGGTCTGTCTACTTAAGTGGTAAATATAAAGAGCACCTATAGTGGGTGCTCTTATCTTTGGGTTTATGTTTATTTCTATATTAGGCCGCGTTTCTTAGCTTCTTCTGGATAGTACTCGATAAAGTCATCGTTCACTGTCCCATCTGGATTATGCGACTGGATTAAGTCAACCGCATAGTCCTCGCGCTGTCTGTCTTTGTTGTTTGTGTCTGCAATGCCCGTGACAGTGCTTGAGACGCGCTGTGCTTCGTCTTTGGGCGTCTCACGGTAATATATACCATCTATGATCACACCCATCTATTTCACGTCCTTCATAAAGTCTAACGGGTCTTTTTCTGTTTGTCCTGTCTCATTACGCCATTGAGCGTTGATCGTCACAGGATCAGCGGCTTCAATGATGCCGCTCCTTTTGTTTGTGTTTTTATTTTTGTTTAGGTATTGTTCCTCCGCGTCTGCATATCTCGCTAACCGTGAGAGCCCAGACCGGCTTAACACGGATGATACCGTCGATTCACGACGGATGGTTAGCAATGAGACTAGGAGGGCACAAATTGAAATGACAAGGGCTACAATATCCATTATTCTTGATCCTTCTCAAATGGCAGAGCCACATTAATCGATAGGAGCTGCGCAGCGACACTGTGACTGTTTACAATGGCCTCCTCGATGGATTTAGCACTATCTACGATACCAGCCTTCAGAACGTCTGTATGGTAGGTCTCAGCGTAAATATCATAGCCAGCCTTTGGCGTGTATGGCTTGTCCTCAGTCGTTTCCTTGGCCATGCTGTTTACGAGCATCGTGTAGGGCTGTGTGAGGTAACTTGGCATGTTTGTCGTATCATACTCGTACGCGTCGCGTAGGAACGTACCACCGCCAGGCAGTACACCGTAATCCTTAGCGATCTGTGTGGCTGCTACAGCGTCTTCAATACGAAGCTTCAGCTCTTGCCGTTCAACCTGTGTAGCCGCGCCAACACTAATCTCTACGGTCTTGCCGTTCAAGGCGTCACGCCGGTAGTCATCCTTAATGCCTTCGATATACTTATCTAGCTTCCCACGGTTACCTGGGCCAGACAGAATAGTCTTTGTAGTGGTAATGTGAGCGCGCTCAACCTTACCAATATTGGTATCCGTAAAGTCTGATACGCGTGGCGATACGAAAACCTCAGCACCAGCATAGGCTGCTACATCACGAAGGAATAGTTCGCGGGCTTGGCTCGATGGCTCAACTACGACGATATTTAGCTTACCGTTCATCTTATTGGCAGCGAGCGTCTCTAGCGCCTGGCCCGATACATCAGCTACGAGCACAATGCTCTCTGCGCCAGCCTTGAGAACAGCATCAATGATAGGCACAATGTCATCGTTCTTGCTGATGATACGAGACATGACAATAACGGTTGGGTTGTCATATTTAGTTTGGATAGATTGCATATCATCTGCAAATGCGATAGACGACATACCTTTTTTGAACGTGAATCCTTGGACGATTTTGCTCTCGATCTTATTCTCGGGTGTTTCTACCACTGTTACTGCGCCATTAGCGCCGGCATCATTGATAGCGTCAAATACTAAATGGCCGATAGCCTCATCACCTGATGATGTGTGCGCGACGCTATGGAGTAGCTCATCTGTAGCTTTGAGCTTAGTGTCTTTAATAGCTTTGATGATAGCCTTTTTGTTTTGTTCAATTTGCTTCTGTACGGCTCGTGGTTTATCCTTCGCCATCTCCTTAAAGTAGTTGTAGACGAGGTATGTCATCACAATAGTAAGGGTTGTAGAGTCACCGGCTGAACGGTTCGTTTTTTCACTAGCCTGGCGGACAAGAGAGATTGCCATATTCTCTACCGGGTCTGCTACTACCAGGCGACCAATATTAGTGATACCATCGTGTGACACGAGAGGCTCGCCAAAGCGATGCTCGATCATGATATTACCAGAGTTTGCGCCGTATGATGAGTAAGCCACATCGAAAGCTTTCTCAACTCCCATACTGATCTTTTCTCGCAACTCAGCGCCACGTATTACATTGCGTACTGATGTTTGTTTAGGCATCCAGAGAACCCCCATTCACAGCGTCTACAGGGACGAATATGAACATCTTGCCATCAACCTCAATCTCTTCACTGTCATTATACTTCGTAAAATATATTTTGTTTCCAAGGAATTTGGAGAGTGTCTCCTCTTTATCTGTGGCCACACCGTCAGGGTGAATGTAGACAGCCTTCAGTGTTCCGCTCGTATGGCTACCATGCTCCCCTTGTGAGATAGACAGGCTCGAGCCGTGTTTATTAGGTACCTCTACCAGGCAGAAACCCGGCATGACGTGTAACTGTGTACTCATGTTTGTGCTCCTATTTAGTTATTGCTTGTGTGTCCATTATAGCATTAGGGCAGAAACCAAAAAAGAGGCCGAAGCCTCTATCTTGGTTTAGGTGGTGTAGGCTACACTTCGCACCAGAAATAGTGGCCAGCTGGCACAGGAATCTTAGCGTAAGCCTTGATACTAGATGTTGTTGTAACCATATCGTCAAAATCGTTCGGACGGACCTGGACAGCAGCGTTAGCGGCCACATCCTCTACAAGAGGATCGCGCAATGACATAGTTTTGCCAGCGATACCATCGTACTCATAGAACCGGTTGTTAAGCAAGACAATGCCATCCTCAGACATCTCAATCGTTGAAACATCCTTCAACTCAATAGCACCGTCGCCAGCTTTCGCAGCTGAAGCAAGTTGGGTATTTTTGTTTGCGAGCGCACTTTTCATACCTGTCCCGTAAGTAAGGTCTGCGCTCCCCGCTTGTGCGTAGCGGAATTGCCGCCCCTCATCAGAAAAGGCAACTTGTCCGAGTGTAGCACGCTTGATTGGTGATGTTTCATTGACGTCCTGTCCAACAATCGTACCAAAATTCGTTAATGCCATTTTAATTCTCCTTTTAGCATTATATTAATACTATCTACAGCATAACATGAAGGAGGGGCGGATCGCCCCCCCCTATTATTTCTAGCATTGTTCTAGAAAATTTGATCGTTTTGTATTTGTTTTTGTCTTTCTTTAAAGTCTGTCATGTTCATGTATTTGTCTATTTGGTCTTTCGCGTCGTCAAACCCTACCGCGAATGTGCACCGATAGCCACGTTCGCTCAGACGCTTCATGTAGGCGTACTGCTCAGCGAAGTGCTCGTTCGCCCAACTGCCATCCTTCTTCATGAGGCGCACACCTTCACGCTTCAGCTCCAGGTATAGACCGTGATACCATTCACCTGCTAGCTGTGCTGGCTCTGCGATGAACAGGTCTGGATAGCCTCTACCCTCCTGCAGCGCCTTATGCTTTATAGCCTGCCCCATCGTCATCTTAACGCCGGCGCTAAAGTCTGTACGGAATATGACGCCAGGATACTGTAGCTTTAAATAGTCCACCACCATCTGGTGGATGGTGGACTCTTTTACGGTTTTAGCTCTCGCCACGGTACATACCTTCTATGATCATGACCTTGAGCGTTTCAAGGACGGCTAGGTCTTTTGTGGCCATTACTCGCCCAGATAGGTCGTCTCGTGGTACAGCCTTCTTGATGCGGCCGTTGTATCGAGGGATGATGGATAGTACTGAATCGTTCATTGTAATCTCGTAGCGACTCTTTTCCTCTTTTACATCGAACTTGTCGTTTTTAAGGAGTACTTGCTGGATGTTGTCTGAAGCTACGAAGGACAATTCTGCATATGGCGTAGCTTTTCCGCCCTTCCTACCAGCGATTACTGCGAGCTTAGGGTTCTTGCCAAAGCCCTTCTTTACCTTGGCGGCCCCACCCAGCTTGCCAATCTTCTTGTAGTAATCATCGCCGTGGGTGAGGCGTTTGTCGTATTTACTTGGTTCCATTCGATATTTCCCTACATCTTTACCTGTTTAGTGATAGCGCTGCGCACACCGCCTGTGTATTGCTTAGCTTGCATACTATCTAGCCGGCGGTTGATGGCGTCCACAATAGCCTCACGGTCGCTAATCTCTGCGAGCATCTGATCTTTGTAAGCTTGTAGCTCCGATTCCGGCAGGCCATCTACTACCTCTTGCATCTCGAACAGTGTGTCTTGGATAGGCTCAGTTTCTATTGTACCAAAGTCCTCGTGCGGTTCTGGGTTGTAACCCTTCATTGCTTCTCGTGGCAACGCCAGGTTGTCGATCATCATGTCGTTACCTTGGCCGATATGTTTTTTGTATTCTGTCATACTTTCCTCCGTTTGGTGTTTACAGTGTCCGCGCAAGTGATCGCTCAATGTGTCGAACTGCGCCCACTTGTCGTTTGTTTCTTGGTTTAGTTTTGGTGTGTTGTAGTTCATTTGTTTTCCTTTCTTTTGTAATAATCTACTATCTTTGTGCCGTTCATTGCTTCTCGACGGTATAGGGGTGTGTTGTTGTATATCTTTACCAGCTCTAGCACAGTGTTTTTGATTATATCAAGCATCCTGTCGCCGCCGTACACTTTATAGCCGCCGTTTACTTCATCAATTAAGACAGAGCCGTCGTGTGTCCTAGAGTATATACGTGTCTCGCCTGGTATCAAAACGTTGATTCTGTAATTGAGCATTTCAACGGCTTCCTTTAGCTTTTCTTTGTTTCATGATAGCCTCCCCAATTCGTCTAGTATTTTATCTTTGAATATTTCAACAGCAGCATACACAAGAGTAACTCTGTCGTCGTCAAATTCTTTAACAAAAGCTGCTGTCTTAGCCTCTACTTCGTCCATGTCAATTTCGACACTCTCCACCAGCTCTTGTACTTTGTATTTAGTTAGTAGCATCTGCCGTTTCCTTTGGTGTGGTGTTAAGCTTGATATATTCAATCCAGTTGTCTACCATCTCTTTGTGCTGTTTTGGCGTCTGGATCTTTATTTGGTAACAAATCGGGTCGCCATACTCGTAGTAGTCACTATCGCTATATGTCTCCCATGTTTCGTCGTTAATCTTTTTCCACTCGTTCTCGTCGAAAAAAACAAACTTTTCAAATTCTGCGTGCACCTCTTCAAATGTCGGCTTTTTATTAAATGAAATGACATGATCTACTCTCGGTATCTCATTATCATGCTCGCTGTATTTGCTCAGTGACGAAACGATATACTTACTCATACATTGCTACCTTCGTTGCCAAGATACCCATGCGCTCACGTGGTGTTAGCCCGCCTCGCATACCGTACTCTACGTCGCCAGTCATCAGTGCATCTGCTAGGCACTCACCCTTAACTGGACACTCTGCGCAGATCTTGCGTGCGTCGTTGTAGTTGTTGTACCCGTTGTACTCATCAGCATACGCTTTGTTTACCGGAAAGAACGCCTCCGGGTCTGTTTGTGCGCACAGTGCGCTGCCTCGCCATTTATTGTGCACCTGGAAAATTCCCTTCGTCATCATTAATGTTTGTCATATTCATGCCTGTGCAAAAAGCCTTAGCTTCGTCCAGATCACTCTCCATTGTCTAACCTTCCAAATAGTCTATTTTCTATCATTGCAACTGCCCAGTCTGTGGCAGCCGTTGATGGGGTGTCGCGATTCTTGTGTTGCTCTTCCAACATATCATACTGTGCTTGGATAATCCCCATCTCGATGAGGCCCATAATCTCCTTGGCTTTCATGCCGTTATTGGTTGATTTGTCTAGAATCTCTAGGATTTGTTGTTTCATGAGCTTTCTCCTCTCTTTGCTTATGATTCTATTTTACTCCAAGCACTAGCTCAAGTCAACACTTTTTTACTAAGTTGTTAAAGAACTTTCAACAGAGGTAGCTATTAGTCTCGCAACTTCCACCGCCTGATAAAGCGACCGTTCATCTCTAGCCGTGTGCTGCGCCCCCACCCAACACATTCAAAGTCTAGCGTGCGGAACACACCGCCAATGGTATTATGGTGCAAAAACTTCGGCAGTGGCTTTTTCTTGAGGACATCCTCGATTGTCACATATTGTTGTGTCTTGAGGAGGCGGCGAGCTGTAGCCCGCGCATCCTCTAGCCATTTGATTTTCTCCGCTTTAAATATATCGTTTACTGTTCGTTCCATAGTCATTCTTCTTTCTAGATATATAGGCCCTGTAGGCGCTGTAATGATTTTGCTGTTGGATCACTATAGAGTAGATCACCCTTGCCAGTGAGAGACTCAGCTCCTACTTCATCTAGGATAATCTTACTGTTGATCGAGTTTGTGACGCTAAAAGCTATCTTGGTTGGGATGTTTGCCTTGATGAGGCCTGTCACAACGTCTGCCGATGGGCGCTGTGTGGCCAGGATGAGGTGTATACCAACCGCCCGTGCTTTCTGTGCTAGCCTAATTATAGACTCTTCGGTAGAAGGTGGGCTATTCTCGTTCACGCGCTTCACAGCGGCTTTGAGAGCTGCCTTAGTAAGCTTGCCTCCAGTTAGTGTTACTTCATCAAGGATTGCGTCCTTGAGACCTTCGTAATCCACGTTAGATAATGGGTTTTTCTTGCTTGTCATCATTAAGTCTGCAAACTCGTCTACTACTACGATGATACGTGGCATTTCACCTTCGTAGTCTGCAATGTCTCGTACTCGCTGCTTGCGTAACTCCTTGTATCGCCGTCCCATCTCAGCTACAAGAGTGTGGAACTTGTCCGATGCTTTTTTGGGGTCGGTGATAATATCACCGTCTAGGTGTTCGTCACCCTCGTATATCGCAAGTTCAACTTCTTTAGGGTCAATCAGCACAAGCTTCATTTGTTCTGGCGTGAGCTGCTTCGTGAGGCAGTCTAGGATCACATTGATCATAACAGATTTACCAGCACCGGTTTGGCCAGCAATCAGGAGGTGAGGTGTCTTTACAACGTCACAGTAGTGAACCTTTCCGAAAGCGTCCATACCGATAGGAAACTCGAACGTGCCAGGCTTGAGGTGTTCATCTGTGAGAGGGACTACCTTGCGCTCTTTATTTGGTATTTCGATGCCTACAAGGTTTGTACCTGCAATAGGAGCTTCAATACGTACAGACTCGCTCTCAAGGGCAATAGCAAGGTCATTGGCCTTATCTGCGATACGTTTCATGCTTACACCACGGTTAGGCTGCATTGTGTATTTGACTACCTGCGGCCCTACGTATGTATCACCCATCTTACCACCGATACCAAACTCGATGAGCTTGCGGAGGATTTTCTCCTCGTCTGTACCTGTGCCGTCATCGATGACAACGTTCTGTTGCTCAAAGGTATCAGCTACTCGTACTTGTCGCTTGATCTTGGCCGCATCAAAACCTTCTTGCTGGTTGGCAATAATATCCATACTGTTCGCGCCGTTCATCCGATCGTTCATGTTAGGGAAGAACTTCGACCGATCATCATTCACATACTCAAATACGTTGGTGATGATTTTCTTTGCGATAGGTGCGAAAGCAAGCACAGACTGGCGATCAAACGCTACGTCCCGACACTGTGGCGAGCCATCACGATTGATCGTTTTCTTTATTTCCTTAAAGACTACCTCTGTTACTTTCTGATTATATTCCGCTTCTGCTAACACGAGATAGATGTATGCCTGCATAAGGTACTTGTAGCTCTCCTCGTCATCAGGGCTGTAAGCCGTAACCGTTTTGTAGTCAATAAGCCGCAGCCCGTTGTCGCGTACCACCATATCGATCACACCAACCATAGGGACGTTAGAGATATTAGCCTCAAGGCGCTTCTCTACGTCTACTACCTCATCATAGTGGGGTGCTTCCTCAAAGTATTTGTTCACGAGGCGGGTGTAGTCTTGCATCATCTTCTCACGGCTACCAGTCTTGCCAAAGTCAATCTCGGAGTCACTCACATAACTCATCTCCTCTAGGCCTGCCTCAATAGCAGCCTGCACATGACCACCATCCTTGTCGTAGTAAGTCTCCATAGCCTTATGGAAGCTCGTCCCCACTACGAGTGATGGCGTCTTAGGGTTGTCATAGATCTTCGCAATGTAGCGCTTCTGAAACTCAACCTGGTTGTTTAGAAACGTCACGATTGCCGAGTATGACAAATGATCAACTCTACTCATCGTCGCTCTCCTCTCCGTTGTTAGCGTTAGCGGTTAGTTCCTCCTCTACGTAGATTCCCGCAATATCGAAGCCTGCACGTAGAGCATTTGCCTCCGCACACTTGGTAAGCATCACGATAGGCATCGTTTTCCAGTTGCTGATAGGCTGGCCCTCGCGGTTAGTACGTACAAACTCATCGTGGTAGGCTGTGTAACGTGTTACCTCGATTGGTGTGCTCGTGTTGTCCCAGCGACCAAATACAGGAACTGTGACACTCAGGAGCTTATCCCCATCCTTCTTAACTTCTGCTGCGCCCGTGTGAGTGTATACACCGCCTTTCCGTGCTAGCTTGCGCAAGCCGTGGATGCTTACGATTGGCATCAGCTCTTCACCTCGCCGGTTTGAGTCCCAGATATATGTAGCGTAAATCTCTTTTTTAAACGGGTTTAGTCCGTATTGGTTAGCGATAGCCATAAACACCCGTAAGTCACCAATTGGACGCATCTCGCCCGTCTTGGTGAGCCCTAGGACGCTTTTGTGGAGGGTAGCGATCAAGCTCAGTGTCTGCTTTTCATTCTCTGTGTTGCTGATCATTCCCTTAGCGAGCGGGACGACAGGCTCGTACTGTTTTTTTAGCGCAAGCTGCAGGGCCCCTTTTTCGTCACGTTTTGTTATTTCTTGCTGTGTCATGTAAATTCTCCTCTCTTTGCTTATGATTCTATTGTAGCTCATATGACAAGCAAAAGCAAGAGGTTTTTGGGAGATTTTTTTAAATCTGCTAACCGGTGTAGTATACGCATAAATGCGTAGAGGTATACGCATAAATGCGTAGAGGTATACGCATAAATGCGTAGGTATATATATAACTAAAAGAAGAATATAAAAGAAAACTAACGCGCTCACTTCGTTCGCTTGTTGCGGCAAGCCGCGAACCGTTAAAAACACAACACAAAATTATTGATTATGTTTTTTTGGTGTGCTATGATTAGAAGTACAGGCGGGTTGTTCAAAGCAAAGCAAACAAGCATTTACGAGGACAACCACCGATGCCCGCCTATGCTCGGTGGTTATGTCCTCGGGACATAGGAGAAATAGGTATGGTACAGAAATATGACATTAACAGCTACGCTGTTCAGCATATGCTGACACTTTACGCAGCGCTGTTATGCAGCGACAAGAAGATAGCAAGCTTGGTGTTGAGTGTCTACTGCTTCCTGTTAATCAACTCAGAGCTTGAAGACGAGAAGCAGGGGGTTAAGGGTTACATTGGAAACAAAACTATGATAGCTGAAGCTATTGGCGTCGATAAGAAATATGTTGAAAAGGCCGTTAAGGTGCTCGAAGAGCTTGAGTGGGTGGTGAAGAATGGAAACAGAGCAATAATGGTTACGTATTATGTCGTGTCGCCGGAGAATGCTGTAAAGCTAGGAGAGAAGAAGGCTTATGAGCTTACATTCAGCAAATTGTGGTAATAAACAACACGGAGCCGGCTGGACTGGCTATATGGATGCAGATGTTCGGTATGACAGCCGACTGAGCAGCACAGCAAAGGTACTCATGGTAGAAATATCAGCCCTCACAAATAAAGAGGGCTACGCCTGGGCCACAAATCAATATTTTACTGAAACATTTGGAATCTCAAAATCACAAGTGACTCGGATCATCAGGCAACTTGCAGAGTGCGGTTATATAAACGTTTACCTCAACCCTGGCGGTGACCGTTATATCACAATTACACGCAGTGACCGCCCCGTGCCTAGTGGGTTTAAAAAGGATTATACAAAAAAAGAAGAGCCCAAGCCCGTAAAAGATGAAATGCCAAATGAAGTTACATCAGCGGGCGAACTTATCTCAGACACTGATACAAAGGTGGATACTAGCGGTATCACTATGAGAAAATTGACCAATGCAGAATATTCTGAATGGATGAGTCGAAACGATAAGGTTGGCAATACTGATCGCCGCGGGAACGTTATTGACCAAGAAGTTTCTGATAAAATAGCGCTTGAGATTATTGCTAAATCGAATGCGAACTGTATCGATACTGCCGAGGAGCAAAAGCCCGTACGCCAAATAGAAGCAAAAACACAAGAGAACGATACGCAAGTTGTCAAAACTAAAGATAGTCCGTATGGTTCACTCGCTACATCGATGACGAGTACAAGAAAGAATTATAACCCCGCTGAAAAAGCTTTTTATGACGCGGCAAAGGCCCTTGGGGTAAGCATTGCTAACCACAATCAGGCGCGTAGCTGGGTTAAAGAAGTAGTAAGGACTAGAGGAATTAAGTCAACGGTAAACTACTTTGACTTTATGCGCCTAATCTTCCCTAAGTGGGAGTATGAGTATAAGCCAAACATTGATTCCGCACATGACCTTGCAATGAAAGCAGCTAAGATTGAGCAACTTATTCAAAGGCAGCAACGCGAGAATGCTCGTAAAATTAACTACGACAATATTGACTTTTACGGCTAGCAGCCTTACAATAGAATCATAAGCAAACAGAGGAGAAAATGCTTCATGACAAAATATCAAATCACAACCTATGACGGCACGGTACACACCATCGAAGGGAACACACAGCAAGAGGTGAAGCGTATGGTAGAGTTTTTCGGACTCATGCCAGTAAAGATGGCGGACGGCACAACCGAAATGTTTGCCAAGGGAGCTGTACAACACATGAAAATGATCAAGGACGACACTACACTCCCTCCAGAACAACGCCTAGCCATGGGTGACCAGAAAGATAATCGTAGCACAGGCCCAGAGGCTGAAGCAGCCAAGGCATGGCGTAAATACTGTGGTCATGATTTTAAGCTTATGAGCGACAAGAGAGAGCGCCAGAAGTTCTATGACAAGCAAATGAAGAAAGCAGGGGGAGCATGGACAAACTACCAACAATAGCTGGCATCTCTAGTAGCGAGGCCGCGCTAGACAACCCAGATGACAAAGATATATACGCAGAGACAAAAGTACGCCAGAAGCCGTATACACCAGATGAAGACCTTGAGTCTATAGGAGCCCTAGAATATGAAGAATAACCCTCTATCTCGCGCTGAGCAACGTCTTGGCGCGAGAGTCGTATCATTAGCCATTCAAGCAAACCCAAGCTTACTTCGCACAATGTATTGTCACAAAAATGATCTAACCCTATACCTGTGGCAAGACAATAAGTGGATACCAGTAGGCCCTCATCTAAACGTTGTAAAAAAGACTCGAAAAAGTCATAAGAAAGTATTGCAATCGTAAGCAACGGGGTGTATAGTAGAAACATAACCAAAGGAAAGGAAGGAACACAACAATGGACAACGTAACTTACAAGCTCGAGCAGATGGAAAACGATGGTATGATCGAGCAGATGCACCACGACTGGTACGCATTTCGGATCAAGAACAGCTGGGCACGCAACATGAAAGCATTGTGGCAGCGCTGGCTGATGAGCACAGTAAAATAAATATACGAACATAATCAACAATAACGGTGGGCAGAAAGAGGAGAACAACAATGTTTACTACAGCAATCGAAGGGTTACACGAGACCTACGAATACCACCAGGCTAGCGCGTTACGAAAACTATGGATGGACTTTATCACTACAGTATTCCTATCTGTGCTATTCCTTAGCTTGCTATATTCGGTATATTTAGCCCTATCAGGGTTAGTGTATCTAGCAACGGGGGTTTAGTATGCTAGCAGATATTACTGATCAATATTTAGAAAGTGATACAAAGGTAATTGAAGATATTATGGTTTACAACTCACGAGAACGAATCATTCAATTAATTCTGGAAGAGAAGGAGAAAAGTGGAGAGAGTTTATAGGGTAGTTTCGCTTCAGCGAAGTGATGGCAAGCAGTATTGGGAACCGGTATCTTGCAGATTGCTATAAGTTCGGTTGCTGATGACTATATCTTTTCCGTGTCATTAGAAGAGAGGAGTAAAACCGGCTCCGCATGGCACACCTTGAAAGAGAGAAGGTTTACAAAAGATAGCCAACTCACACTTAAAGAAATACCAACAAATAGGTATTACAATTATTCAGAAGCTCATAAAGAGTATCTGAGAGCTGTAGAGGCGGCCGACACAAATGATATAGCAAGTGTATCACTCCTAGAATACAGAAAAAAGGATGATACATGGTACACACTTACACGGCTAGAGCTTGAGCGTGAATACGATTCACCAACAGAGCAAGTCATGATAGACATTGGCACAGCGAGATTGAGTATGAAGACAACATCAGGCAAGCTACGTGAGATTGCAGAATTATCTAAACTCTTCAGAGAGACCAGGGAAGAGATTGAGCGCATCAGCAATAAGCTATATAGCCTATCGAGGCTAACATGGAATCTACAAAATAAAGTATTAGAGGAATTAGATAAAGATGTACAAGACACAGAAGACTAAACAAGACCTAAAAGAATCAGAGGAGACACTGCAGTTTGTCATGGCTGGTATCCAATGCCACCTTCCTAAGAATCCAGCGACTCAAGTTATCCTAGAGCGCATAGAGAAAGACATACGACTATATGGAGATATTTGCAACATCGAGGGACGTGTCACAGAGTTTCTAGAGGAGGTAGGCGAGAACAAACTCACCATGCTACAGCGTGACTTTGACAACGTAAAATCAGGTAAAATGAGCTGCAAAGAAATTGCAAACAAAATCCGAAAAGAGTATAATGAATGGTAGATGGAGGTAATACTTCCATAGCACATCTTGTAGCCGTGGTGTAGAATCTTTCTAACTACAACCATAACATCTGTGCCTGGTTCCTCCTTGTTACGTGGTTAGGCACAGACACACAATACCTTTCTTCCCATGGAACACTTATCATCTTTAGTTACCCGGCAAGACCATGAGACAACCATCAACAATAGCACGAAATGTGCTGTCTCGGTAACTGTGTTCCATGTAATACCCCACCATCTCCTC